TGCATGAACGCCTTGAAGAGACGGCTGACAAGCGGGGTGAGGAGCATACCCTCGGCGTGGGGGACGAACATGGACGAGCAGTAGTCGAGGTTCTCCCACGTGCGGCGGCCGCCGGTGACGGTGAAGCCGAACTCGAGCATCTTATCAGGAAAACCGGCCATTTTGTGAACGTCACACGCTTTGACGGCGATGACGCTGTCGTCGCCGACTCCCATGATCCGGTAGTCGACGTCGAGCTCCTCGAGGCACGCGATGCCGCAGCCGATGGCAGTGATGGTCTGGCCGACAGAGGTGTCCGACCGACCGCTCGGCTGACCATCGACGCCGGAGTACGTGAAGAACCGGCCTTTCCCGCTCAGCCCATGCTTGACGGAGTGCTTCAGCCACATGAGCTGCCCGAGTGGGAGCCCCCAGGATTCGTAGAGGCGGATGCGCTCGAGCATGAGCTCTTTGCTGACACTGCCGTCCATTTTGCTGATGTCGTAGCAGAACGGGACATAGCCGGCGGCGATGGCTTCGAGGAGCCAGTTGGAGAGCCGCTTGGTCGACTTCCCGGACGTGTAGAGGACGCGCTCGTTGTCCCACACGTGCTTGGCGTAGTCAGCTAGTGACATGGTGAACGTGGCGAGTTCGACGTTCTTCTCCGGGCCGTCAGCCTGGATGGCACGCGGAGTCGCGGGATCGCCGAGGCGGCGTATCTGGATCTCGTCGAGTTTCACGTGGGTGTCAAGCTTCATGCTCACGAGGTTGAGGCCGTGGGGCTGTTCCAGAAGCGCCTTGAGGAAAAGGCGTTTCTTCGGGGCGGGGTAGTTGTCGACGATGCGTGACACAGGGACCTCCGGAAGGGGGTACTTCCCGAACTCGCGCTCCATGATGGCAGCCCACTGCCGGCCATGGCCCGGCTTCCCTTGCGCAACGGGGCACGTGAGCCGGCCGCGGACGGCTTTGAGCTCGGTCGTGCAACACGCGTGGAAACACTCGTAGCGGCACCCGGTGGGCTCGCGGATCTTGGGAAATGCGAACGCAGCGGGGCCCTCGTGGCACTGGGTCTCAAACTCGTGTTGGTGGATGTGGGCGCCCTCTCGCAGCGGCTTCGTTGGGACGTCGGTGGCGCAAAGCGAGTTGAGGACGAACCCCACCTTCTTCGCTTTCGCAAGCTTGAGGAACCCGGAATTGCCGCCTTTGGCTTTGAAGCCCCGGACGGCGTCGAGGGCATCCCCGATTGCGGCGCCGACAACGCGAACCGTTTCGGTCACAGCCTTCAGCGGTTCGATGGCGTCCTGGATGTTGCCCATTTCGGCCTTGACGGCAGGCTCGGCAGTGATGATTCCATCCTCGAACGTGCCGACAGCAGTTGTCGCCTTGCGCAGATTGTAGCTGGCCACAGACGCTTCATTGGCCTCGGCACGGATAGAATCCTGATTGGCGGGTCCGTAGGTTGCGTTGATGAGGCGGTTGTTCATGCGGTAGACGTGGGTCATAATCTCTGGCGCACACATCGCGACCTCGTAGGAGAACTTCTTGTTCTTGTCCTCCCGGCTCCAGACGCGGATGGCGGTCTTGAGCGTCTTCTCGGCGGCCTCCGGCTCACGGTACATCGTCGCTTTGAGGAGTTCCTCTTTGCAGTCCTTGATGGCGAGGTTCACCAGCTGCTCGTAGGACGGCACATGGCTGCCGCGGCTATCGAGACGGACCATCCGGATGTCTCCCCATCGCGGTCCGAGGGGGATCTCGAAGCCAACGGGCGAGAAATCGCGATCCCTCTTTGCCCTCCAGATGACGTAGCTGCCGTGCTTGCCGTAGTTGCGCCAGGCCATCTCGAACTGGTCGTCAGTGGTCTTGTACTTCTGGCGCGACTTGAGTTTGGCTCGCTCGTAAGTGACGCTCCCAAGGGCTGGGGGGGAGAGGGCGGCAGCGAGTTTGGCACGGTCGACCTGTCCTCCGAAGTCGATAGAATCGGCGGCTTCCTCACCGAGGTATCGATCGTGGCCACCCCAATTCGCCGCCGCAAGGACGTCGAGCAGATTGAGGGCCTGGCGACCGTAGTAGACGATGTACTCCGGGATCAGGTCGTACGGCAGTGACTCGTCGACGGCCACAGTGGTGCCGCCCACATGGTGGACCGCGAGAACCGGCGCGAGTAGCGCGCAGCAGGCGGCGAGGACTAGCTCGGTGTCACCGCAAATCGGTTGGTCACCGGCGAACTCGAAAGCATACTTGGTGATCGCGTCGCGCAGGAGCGGGAAGGTGAGGTCCGCGTAGCCGGGGAGGACGACAGTGGCATTAGGCTGGCGGCTGAGACCACAGCCGCGGTCACGTCTGGCGGGCAGGGCGTCTGAGTCTGAGTCACTCGCGTCGTCTTCGCTCTCGGCGATTGGGGGCGGGCCCACGTCGGCAACGTCGAACGGCTTGCGCGCTTTCAGGCCGGCGGCGAGCTTGGCACGGCGGACCTCACTGCGGCGCTTCTGTTCCTCACGACGGGCGTGGATCTCGGCGAGGTGGTCGTCCGCTGACTCGGGGTCGAGGCCGCCTGCACGCAGAAGCTCGCGGATGTCGTCGCGGGACGCCTCAGAGCTGGGCCCACGGGGTCCAGGGGCGGGTCCGCGCCCCACTTCGACGTAGACAGGGTCTGGCCGCTTGACCTCGTCTTCGAGGTCGGCCGCGAAAGCAGCGTCATCATCGATCTCAGTGAAACGGAAGCTGGGTTCCTGAGAGGACGGGGGTCCAGGGTTCGGTTCGATGCCCTCCTCGGTGAGGTCTCGCTTCCATCCGGCAACGTGGTCAGCAAGGGCCGGAAGAATGCTGTCGAGGAGCTCTTCGACGGGCCCATCATCCATGCAGTTGATGAGCTCTTCGCGCAGCGCGTTCGTCAGTCGCTCGATGGTGCGCAGCTCTACGAGAGTCATTGCGTCCCGCATGTCGCAGTCATCGTCCGTGTCCATGGGGTCGAGCTTCTGGCGTTTAGCAGCAGGTTCAGGTGCGTCGTCGTCGTCAGAGCAGTCCATGGGCTCAGGGACTTGCTCGACGGGGCGGAGGTCCCCGACGACGGGGTAGGGTGCAGGAATGGCCGCTTCCTGCACGGGAAGGTAACACACGCCGGCCAGCGTGTTAAAACCAAACATTGCGTACTTACGCTTGCTATTGCATTCAAACTTTGGGGCATACATGGTTTGAAAGGGGGTGGGGATTGGATTGCGTAAAGCGGTGCCCATAGGGTTGACTGGTTTCAGGCGTCGGGGGGTTTATTGCCCTGCACGTGGGGTACATGCCGCACGACGTTGAGGCTACATCCTCGGACCTCGCGGGGTCCCGTCGTGGTTATCGCGCCAATGGCTTAGTGCTTGCGCACCGCATCTTGCCTTAGCGTGCAGTTTTATTGAACCCGTATCCTGTCCATTTACGTCACACCCGGTCTCCGTGACCCACGGCCGAGAGAATCTACGCCACGCTGTTGATAGTGGCGCGACTCACGCCTAGTCATGATAGGCGCTACGATCCCATAGGAGCTCAAACCCAAGCACTGTCTCACTTGTCCACCAAATGGTATTATGGCAGGGAGGTGTTCAGGGGCAGCCACCCGAAACAAACGGGCGGGGTAATGTTTAGACTCGTCCCTCGAGTCCCTTGCGGGCCGCAGATACGCTGCGTCGCCGGCGGAGCTGGTGTCTGGGAGAACACCAACCCCCGATCCACGGGGGGCCGTGGATGAGGCGGCACCAGGCAGGTCCGCCAAACGCCATATCCCTTTGGGTCCCGGCGCCTATGTGGAAGCCACACGCGGGGAACTCACCGGAAACAGGGTGGGACGTG